CCTTGGCTTGCGTGGATATGCTCGATGATTGCTTGTTCAATAACGACTTCAATGCGGTCATCATCGCTCACGATGAGAAGTCGATGCGTAAGATCTTCAAGAAGATCCTGTACGCTTGGGACAATTGGCCTTTCAAGAATCGCGGTTGGCGCACGATCAATAAGACCACCACTGAGCTTCACTTCAGTAATGGCTCAACGATCTCAGTCTCTTTGAGTTCACGTTCAGACACGGTTCACCGTCTTCATATCTCGGAGTTCGGCAAGATCTGTCGCAAATACCCAGATAAAGCCCAAGAAATTATCACGGGTGCTATCCCTTCGGTTCCACCTGGAGGGCGTATTGATATTGAATCCACGGCTGAAGGGGAGGAGGGGAGTTTCTATGAGATGTACTGGTTAGCAGCAGAACGTAACCAAGAGCCACAGGATGCCGAATGGAAGGCGCATTTTTTTCCTTGGTATCTGTGTGCTGATTACGTTACTAAGGCCCGCTACGAGCTTCCTCGTGAGCTCAAGGAAGCACAGGCACGCTATGCTCTTACCGATGATCAGATCAATTGGTACTATGGGGAGAAGACGAATAACCTGAAGCACCTCATGAGCCAAGAGCATCCATTCACCCAAGAAGAAGCCTTCCTGAGTTCAGGTGACAAGGTTTTTGATGTGGATATTCTGAAACTTTACTCCGAACGTATCGAGCAGGGCGAGAAGGTAGGGGACTGGACGTATTACGAGAGCTATAAGCCCAACCATACCTACGCTTTAGGTGCGGATGTGAGTGAGGGTATCGGTAAAGACTCCAGCACCTGCGCCATCATGGACTTCACCTTGCCCAAGCCTAAGGTCGTAGCGGTTTATCGTAACAATCGCATTGCTCCAGACATCTTTGCTCATGAGATCATGAAGGGCGCGACCCGTTACGGTAGCTGTTTGGTGGCTGTTGAGCGCAATAACCACGGTCATACCACGCTCAGCAAGCTCAATGAGATGTATGCCAACCTTTATCGTGAGTTTACGCGTGACAAAGTGACCAACAAGGAGACAGAACGCCTTGGTTGGCTCTCAACGAGCGCTAGTAAGCCGAAGATTATCTTCGGTATCAAAGAGGCCATCGAAGAGTTCTTGATCGACATCACCGATTCTGGAGCCATTCGTGAGTTTCGTACTTACGACCAGGAAGATCTTCGTGCTAATCGTTTCGATCCAGAGAGCACCCGTCACTTCGATGTGGCGATGGCTATCGCTATCTGTTATGAGATGCGTTATCATGTAGATCGTAACCTTGATGACACCTTTGCTCGCATGGAACGCGCGATGAAGGAGCTTGATTTCGATCCCCGCAAAGTCTTATGACAAAAGCCACCTCCACCTATCAATTCCAAAAGCTTTCCAAGGCAGAAGAGCAGAAGCTCATGTATATTTGTGACCGTCTAGCTACGGCCAAAGCCCAGCGTGACACCACCTGGGATGAGTTTGATGGCATGGATCTCCGCATGTTGGTGGAGATGAATGCCAAGACAGCCAATAGTTTCATTCCTCCACGCAAGAACTCCACGGATGTCAGTATCGTCACCGGTACTCCACGCGAGAAGTTGCTCAGCGTTATCTCGAACATCGTGAAGATGAACCTTGAGGTTGATTTTCTTGCTTGGGATAAACACGACAACGAAGACCTTGATGTCGCTCGTGCCTTCACCGACATGGTGAAGAAGTCCAAAGAGCTTGAGGGTGACGCTATCAAAAAGATTTTGCGCTGGATGTCCTTGCTCGAACAGGGCACCATTTTTGTTGAAGAAGCCTACAACCCATACACGCAGAAACGTAAGAAACCGAAGGACGGTAAAGCTTTTGACCCACGCAAAGGGGCTCAGGCTATCGAGTACGTTGAAGAACTCTTCACGAACTACCAGTGCGAAAGCAATATCATTGACATGCTTGGCGTTTATCTTGGCGATATGCGCCAATTTGAGTTGATGAAACAGCCATATCTCTTTACTCGTCAGGTGGTCAGCTACGAGCAAGCAAAAGCGATGTTTGGCGAGTGGGACGCATGGAAGTACGTCAAACCAGGGAACAAATCCTATAGTGAAGATGACTCTGTCCCTTACCGCGACTATCGCGTTGAAGATCTTGAGAGCGATCAGGTTGAGATCATCAAGTATCAGGATTGGTGGAACGATGAGTATCAGATCATGATAAATGGCGTCATGATGTTACCTGTAGACTTCTGGTTGCCATGGGAGTTCGAGCAAGAGGGCATAAGCAATACCAAAGCTCCGAATCTCACCAAGATTGTCTTTGAACCGATCAGTGCATTCTTCCCTTATGGCAAGTCCATGATGCAGAAAGTTCGTGTTGATGGGGAAATCCTTGATGAAATGCTTCGCATGTTGATCCACAAGACACGCCAAAGCATCAAGCCTCCAACAACGAACCGCACCGGCAAGGTATTGAGTCCGCGTATCTACGACCCAGGCACCATGTGGGAAGCGATTGATGGATCAAAGCTCACGAAGCTCATTGACCACAACGGCGTAAGTCAGAGTGAGTTCGCGATGTATCAAGAGATCAAGAACAATATCTCTGCAAAGACCGTCTCCCCAACCTTCCAAGGCCAGCAATCACAGACCGGCACGACAGCAACGGAAATCCTTGAGATGCAACGCCAAGCGCGTGTAAGTCTCGGTCTTACCTTGTTCTCAATCCAGTGGCTTGAAGAGCGTGTAGGCTGGTTGCGTCTTCAGAACATCCTTCAGAACTGGTTGCAACCTATCGACTTTGAAGTTGATGAGGTTCGCAAGACCATCGTGAATAAGTTCCGTACGTTTAACGTGGACAATGTCCAAGTGAATGGACGCAATGGCTCACATCGCATCGAGTTGACAGACGGCGCACCAAACCATCAGCAACGCCTTGATTATTCTTTCAAGCTCCGCGATGAAGAGGTGAAGAAGGGCAACAAAAAAACAACGATCATCTCGTTGCCTATCATGAACATGTTGAAGTACCGTTTCCAGGCACGCTGTAATGCTCAGGAACGCCCAAGCGACAACGTAAACAAGGTTCTCTTCCAAGAGGAAATGAACCAAGCGCTTACGTTCTTTGGCCCATCCGTGAACCAAGACTTCTACAAGAAGAAGTTCGCGCAGATCTGGGGCAACGATCCAGACGAAATGTTCACTCAACAGAACATGCAAGCGTTGGATCAGGTCATGCAAGCAGCAAACCAAGGCCAAGCTCCCCAAGGCCCACAGAACCCTATCCCTCCAACCGCTCGTCCAGACCAGCGCCAACGTACCGCGATAAACGCGGCTAACAATTCCTAACTATGGAACCAATCGAAACAAAGGCAGAAGAGGTGTTGCTTGCCATGAAGGCGCACCTTGAGGAAGGCGGTATCAAAAAAGACACGGACATCCGTGCCACAGCGGTGGATCTCACTCGCTTGCTCTTGAACACTCCAACAGCGTTTCTTCTCACGGACGATGAGATCGACCAGAAGGAGTTCCGCGATCAAGAGTTGTGGAATCAGGCAAACACAATCGTGAATCTTCCTGTGTTTGACTTCATCATCAACGCTATCTGTGCAGAACAGACGCGCCACATTGCTACAAAAAGCCTCAGCCATGACACCGACATGATCGGCCGTGGTACAATCAACGGAGCCATGCTCGTCAAGGAAAGACTTGAGATCATGTCTGCACAATTTCGCCAGAAGTTTGGGGAAAACGCTGGTGAGAAAGCCAAGGAGTAGCCTCCTGGCAGGGATAACCACTGCAACAGGTTGTCTCTGCGATGAGGGTACATCGCGCAGGTAGAGCAAGGAACGTCGCTCTTACGTCCACTGCGTCAACAAACGGATTGTAACGATTAACACCCACAAAAACCTATGCCAGAACTGTACGACGAAGACGGTAATGCCGTCACAAACGTCTACACGCAAGAACAGGTCGATGAGCTCAAAGCCAAAGCCGATCTTGCCGAAACTGAGCGTAAGGAGTTGGAGAAGCTTCGTCAGAAGGACATGAACTTCTCGAAGTTTCGCAAGCAACAGATGGGGGGACAAACTCCATCGGGGGAGTCTCCACCTGTTGAAACGCCACCAGCCCAAACGCCTCCAGTTCAAACGCCTCCACCACAACAACAGCCACCTCAAGACCAAGAAGCCTTGGCTCTTTTGCGTACGCTGAATGTCACGGATGAAGGTCTTCAGAAGAAAGCCATGTACTACTATGCCAAGTTCGCTGGTGACACCACCGACCCTGCTATTCGTGAAATGTTCATGAAGAACGCGGTAGATCTTGCAGCAAAGTCCTCTCCACAGGGCAGTCCTATCATTCCAGTCTCGGGTGCAAGCGGTTCTCATGGAGGTGTCCCACCAGCCAAAACGGATTACGATCCAGATATGGCGGGTGTTTTTGGCATCGACAAAGAGACCCACGATAAATACTCGCAAGATTGGAAGCCTAACTACGGCAAACGCAAATAACTATGCCACCAAAACCAAACACTCCTGTCCCTCCAGCAGCGCCTACGCCAGAGGTACCAGAAGAAGCTCCAGCCGTTTCTGTAGGCGAAGCCCTAAAGAACCAGCCAGCTCCAGGTAATCCAAAGCCAACCGCCACGATTCTCGTGGAGGACTTGAGCAAACTCATCGAGATTGTTGAATCGCAGAAGAAAGACATGGCCGTCATGAAAGACGCGCTCAATCGTGACAAGCTCCTTCGCTCTGAGGCCAAACATGGAGTAAACCAAGAGGATCTTCGCCCACGCGCAACCCTCAAAGTCTACGACAACAAGGTCATTGTGAAGTGGAAAGACGCTATTGAATCCGAACATGTCTTCAAAAACCAAGTGGTTTACAACGGCATCACCCCAATCGGTGAGATTGTCAAATCGCACCTTGTCACTATTGATGGTGAAGAGATCATCACGGACTACTCGGACTTCATCAAACGCAACGTCTATACGAACATTCGTCGCTTGTCCCAGTCGGACACGGACGGCAAAACCTTCTGGCGTGCGGTGTTTGAAGACCCTAACCTTGCTGAGAAATACGGTGAGATCGACATTGAAACCAAGTTCCTTAACTGCCCATAACCTATGACACCAGACATCGAAGTGCCAGAAGCTCAACCAGAAGCGCCAGTGGAAGAACTTCCACCAGCCCCAGAGATCCTTGCTTGGGTAGGCGAGAAGCCTGTCATTGGCATCTCCGTCGCTGAACCAGCCGATCTTGTTGGCGTTCTTTATCTTGATGAAACCGATGAGGACTTTACTCTTCGCCAATGGGAGAATGTGAAGTCAGAGAAGCCTTACAACGATGGGGAGGTCACCCTTCGCAAATACTCCGCTGTTATCAAAGAGATTATTCAGCTTCTCATGGCGGAACGTTGCGACATCAACTCGTTTCACTTCCCTCTCCAGCGCGTAGAGTTCACCATTGGTGAGAACTATCGCCACTCGATTGCGAAGCTGTATGGCGTGGATGACGTGAACCATATTCACTTGTCAGATATTCATGCTATACTAACCAGCGAGAATACTTCTGCATAAGAAGTTCTCGATGAGTACCACCAATGGTTAGGCGTTCTCCGTTGGTGGTATGACTTCGAGAGAGCCGCGTCAGAGCTCACCTCGGCAGGGAAGGCCGTCATCTATTCCCACGTTCGTTCGATTCATTCTTAACATCACAACAACCACTATGGCTGCTGCTTATGTTCAGTCTGGTATTTGGACAACGATCTGGAAAAAGAAAAAGGCATCCACTGCTTTCGTAAAGAACCAGCTCGTTGACCTCGTCTCAGGCTTCGTTCAACCATCGACTTCCTCGACGGTGAACATCTTCGGTGTAAACCAGGACAATCTCATTGCAGATTCCTCGGCTACAACGACCAAAATTGCTATCCTTGTCCCTCGTGCTTCAGGCGTATTGCGCGTAACCGCGACCGGTACTCTTGCTGCGACTGATGAAGGTACGGCTTTCGACCTTTCCGACTCACAGACCGTCAACAAAGCGGGTACGACGAACAAACCTGTTCGCTGTCTCACGTTCCTTTCCGCAACGGAAGGCTTGTTTACGCTCAACTTCCCTGCTGTGAACTAATATGCCAGCAATCATTTCTACCTCTTCCTTCAATGATTTCGTGCGTAACGCTGAAATCAAGTGGCGTCAGAAGTTTGACCAATTCCCAAAGGTCGCTTCCCAGCTCTACGACATTGAAGATGTGAACGTCATCACTGGTGACGAATCCTCGTTTGATGGTTACTCGGTAGCTCGCAAAAAGAACGAAGGTGAAGATCTTCGCTACTTGCAAGCTAACCAAGGCTACTCCAAGTCTTGGACGGTGTATGAGATCGGTGGTATGACCAAGATTACTTGGCTCATGCGTAAAGGTAATAAGTACCGCGAAATGGATCGCGCTATTACCAACTTGGCTGAATCCGCTGCAAAGCGCATGGAATGGGATCTTACCCATCGTCTTACCTTCGGTTGGGCAACCAGCTATACGGATCTTGACGGTGACACCGTGACCACCACTATTGGTGACACGCTTGCTCTCATCTCCTCAGTCCACACGATCACCGGCAGTGCTGCTACCTTCTCGAACCAAATCCCAGGTAACGTTGTTATCTCAAAGGCTGGTATCGAAGCAGGTGAGAAGCTCTTTGCTACTCAGATGATCGACTCCAACGGTGAATTGATTCAGGAAAACCCTGACACTCTCATCATCGCCAACGACCCTAACCAAATCAACACGGCAATCGAGTACCTCAAATCGACGGCTGCTCCTGATGCTTCCCATGACGGCGTGTTCAACGTCTACGCTAACAAGTACCGCTTGGTTGTTCTCCCTTACCTTTCGACGACGGCCGCAGGTGCGTACGACTCGACGAAAGCGAAGTACTGGTTCTTGGCTAACCTCAACAAGACCGACGCTGTTGCGAAGATCTTGGAACGTCCAACCTTCATCCCACCAACCATGTACGATGGTCGCGAGTTTGAAACGATGGACTGGAAGTTCGCGACGCACGCGGCCTATGCCCTGGAAATTATCCGTGGTCAATGGATCGTCGGCTCAAAAGGAGATAACACGTGATAACCATTGCTGACAATAGCTAATGATAGTACTCTATGAGTACTATGCAAAAAGACTGTCAGCAATGTGGTACTGTTTTCTCGAAGCCAACGTGGTGTTCTTTGAAAAATTGGGAGCGTCGGCGTACTTGTTCAAAGACGTGCTTCAAAGCACTGTACCTGAACAAGAAGGGACGTCCCGCTCCCAAGTCTGCTTTCAAAAAAGGACAGCGTTCTTCTTTGAAGACAGAATTCAAAAAAGGTCACGCAACATGGGCTAAGGGTAAGGTTCGTCCATTCGGCGATCCTTGGAACCTCGGCAAATCACATGAGGCCGTCAAGGCTGAAAAGAACAAAAATTGGAAAGGTGATGCAGTCGGCTATGAAGCCGTTCATCGTTGGATGCTGAAGTGGCACTTGTGGCCCAAGCAGTGTCAGGCGTGTTCGTCTCAAGGCAGAATGACACTTGCAAACGTCAGTAAACGCTATACACGCGAGCCAAGCGATTGGATCATCCTGTGTTATCGCTGTCACTGGTACTTTGATCGTCCAGATTCTTGGACGTCAAAGAAGTTTGCTTTGTTATCTGCCGAAGCGCGTGACTTCATCACCTCTTTCAATAGATAGAATATTCACATGCCATCCGTACTTGCACAGATGGGGAAGGTAAACAGCAAGCAATCACTATGGGTTTCTCTCCTTTTTCAAAGTTTGGTCGTTACTCCACGGCATTGCCAGTGAGCTACGGCAAAACATTCTTTGTTCACTCCTCCGGTACTGGTGCTTATCAACGTATCGCTGACCGCTTTGGCTTCGATGAGGACGGTGTAAACCGTGTCTTCACCACCATCGCTGCAGCTGTTGCTGTTTGTACGGCATCCCAAGGCGACACTATTTACGTCCTTGAAGGCCACACGGAAACACTTACCGCCGCTCTTACCTTGAGTGTCGCTGGTATCTCCGTCATTGGTCTTGGTACGGGTAAGCTCCGCCCAACCCTCACGGGTAACGGTGCCATCGACGCTGTCGATATTACGGCAGCCAATGTTACCTTCGAGAACTTCGCCTTTGCTGCCCCTGATACAGATAACCAGACGGCAATGATTAACGTTGCAGCTGCTGGTGCAACCATCCGTAAGATCTACGGCATTGGCTCCACTACGGCTAAAAACGTTGTTGACTGTATCACCATCGCTACTGGCGCTGATGACTGTACGATTGAAGATGTTCAGCTCTACAACACCACGGTGGCTGTAAACTCGTTCATCTCAATCGAGGCTGCTGTTGCTCGTCTTTCCCTTGTCAATGTTCGTTGCTTCGGTGACGTTGTTGCTGGTGGTTTGATTGACGCAGCTGCTGCAACGCACTTGTTCATGGAAGACGTTCGTATTGCGGTCGTTGGTACGACTAAGCCTGCTGCAACCTTGGATTCAAACCCAACGGGTATGGCTCGCAACTGTTTCTTCTCAGGCACAAGCACCACGCTTGCTGCTAACGGTGCTCTCGGTAACGCAATGCGTGTCGATAACATCAAGGTTCTTGAGGCTACTGATAACGCATTCTCTGCTGCGATCATCCCAGCAGTGGACGTTGAATAAAGCATCGAAAGAGCCCCTATCCATAACGGCTAGGGGCTCAATCGCTTTTCTCTAAACCTATGACACGATCCTATTCCGAATTACAAACCATCTTCAGCGCTCAAGCCACTACAGGCACAGGCGATGAAATCAATGTCCAAGACTATCGCAACATCATGTTGCAGTTAGGTACGGCTTCAAGCGCTAACCTTACCATCAAGATCCAGGGCTCATTCTCTGAAACAAAGCCAGACTTCAGTGCTGCAGCAACCGCCGCAAATCACTGGGCTTATGTTGCGGTCTATGACCTTGCAGATAGCACCCTCATCGCAGGGGCAACCGGTATTGCTCCAGCAGGTACCGACACTTTCCGTAACCTCATGGTGAACACGGACGGTTTGCGTTGGGTTTGCGCCACGGTTACGGCTCGTGCTGCAGGCTCCGTCACTCTCAAAGCCATGGGCTTGTCCGACTAATATGAGCTTCTGGCGTCCAACAGGTTCGAGCACTGAAGTAACCGATGCCGCTATCGCAACGTTTGCGAAGCGTTGTTCGGTTACTAAAACAGGCTCACAGTCCATTACAAGTGGCGCTGATCGCACAGTCACTTGGGATGCCGAACGCTTTGATACGGATACCATGCACGACACGGTCACCAACAACGATCGCATCACCTTCAATACGGCAGGCGATTATTTCATTGGTGCTGATGTCGTAACGTCTGGTAACACAAACCAAGCAACCAAAATCAAAATGAATGCGGGTGGCACCATCATTGCTGAGACAGAGTCTTCAAACGGTAACCCTCAGGGGTACACCGTTGGAACGGTCTATACCTTTTCCCAAGGGGATTACATCTTCGTTACGGCAACGGTAGGCACTACGGTAAATGTCACCAACGAGTCCTCATTCTTCGCGTATCGTATTGGCTAATATGTCTGCAACTACAGAAATCCAAGACTTCAACAAGCGCGTGCGTCTGACGAAATCAGGTACGCAGTCATTGCCAAACGCTACAGAAACCACGGCAACATGGGATACAGAGACGATAGACACGGACTCCATGCACGAAGGTGTCAAAAACCCTGCACGCATCACGATCAATACGGCTGGTGACTATGTCATCGGTACGAACATTGTCGTCACTTCAGCAGGCAAGTGCACAGTAAAGATCCTCTTAGGAGCAGGCGCTACGGTGCTTGCTGAACAAACGCAATTTGGAGGCGCCGTAAAGTACGGTAATTACCTCAAGACGGTGCGTACGCTTGCTCAAGGTGATTACATTTATGTGACGGTAAACCCCGCTGCTCTTACGACGCTTGAAGCCGTCAGCTCATTCTTCGCTTATCGTATTGGCTAATATGTCTTTCTGGAAACCATCAACGGGAGGAGGAGACGGCAGTGCTGTCATCCAAGCATCCAACAAGCGCGTTAGCCTTACGAAGTCTGTCGTGCAAGTCATCACTTCTGGTGGAGATCGTACCATTACTTGGGATACCGAGATCATGGATACAGACTCCATGCACGAAGGTGTCACGAATCCTGCACGCATCACGTTTACGACAGCAGGGACGTACTACATTGGAGCTTCACTACAAACGTCAGCAAACGCTTTGCTCACAGCAAAAATCCTTCTCAACGCAGGGGCAACTCAAATCGCTTATGCGCGTATGTCGAACTCCAACCCGCAAGGTGTCGTTGTTGAGACGATGTATACGTTCGCCGCAAACGACTACATCTATGTTACGATCAATCCATCGTCGGACGGGAATGTCGCGGCAGCAAGTTCATTCTTCGCGGTTCGCATTTCTAAGTAACTATGGCTAAAGATCAAGTAGACGTGAGCTTTCTCATTGGCCAACTCACTGGTTCCGTAAACGCCTTAACGGAGCAAGTGGCTAACATGAGTATCACGATCGATAGTCTCGACGAGCGACTACGCTCAAACGAGAAAAGTACAACTATCCTCACCGTGAAGATGGCGATGGTTGGTGTAAGTTCTGGTGCAATAGGATCATTCGCAATGTCGGTGTTCCAAGCATTCATCACAAGCAAACTATGAAACCACTTCAATGGCTCAACGGCCGTAAAACTTACCTTATAGCTACAGCAATGATTGTTTACGCGATCCTCGGGTACTCACTCGGGGAGATCAACGAACAACAAGCGTCTTTGACAGTCTTCAACGCTCTCGGCTTTGTTGGCCTTCGCCACAGTGTCGAAAAAAAACAAGGTGAATAATCTATGAACAACCTCATCCGTTTCATTCGCGGCCTCTTTCAAAAGGTCGATCCAAGCGCAACTGGTCTCCTCCCGGACAAGCCAGAAGTCCTTGAAACACTCCCAAGCCACGAGCTTTTTGTTGGTGGAACGGAGTTGGTGAGTTCATGGCGTCGCTTTGCGCCACCCTTTCGTAATCAAGGTTCATCCATGTGGTGCACAGCGTTTGCTGGTACCGCTATTGCCAGTATCTTTGAACGCTTCGAGCACGGTGAAAAAGTAGAGCTCTCTCCGCTAGAGCTCTTTTACCGTTCTGGAGGCCAACTCAATGGCAACTACCTCATTGCTACAGCTCGCGCCATGCGCGACGGGCTTGTGCTTGAGTCTGATGTCCCAACCCCCATGCCAAACTCATGGGGTACAGCAGAATATTTGAAATACAAAGGCTACTCTCTTGCCGCAAAAGACGAGCTTGAGCGCGGTAAGCGCTATGCTGTTCGCTCAGAAGCCATCGTTGGTAACAACTGGAAGAGCATGAAAGCAGCTCTCGGACACTCCCCGCTCATGATTGCTATCGGTCTCGGTAAAACCTACTGGGATGAGATCGCTGCTAACCCAACAAAAATCAGCGCTTATCACGCTGTGGTTGTGACGGAGATGGCAGAAGACGCATCGGGTAAACCGTTGTGGATTGAGATCTTTGATAGCTTGAGCTACCGCGCTGGCTTCGATGGGTTCCACAAGCTCGCACCAGACTATGCCATCGACCTTGCGCTCAGCTTCATCGACCTCCCATCAAACTGGGTAGAGATCCAAGAAGAGGTAAAGGAAGCAATATTTGGCGATGCTCTTTCGCACTACGGAAAGAAGCGCGTCCTTGAACTTGAACAGAAAGCAGCAAAGATTATGACCGAAGGGTTGAAGCCACATCCAACGCTCAAAGCATTGTTCGGTGCGAACTGGACGGTGTGTACGAATGCCCTCGCCTACGGTGATTACTCGCTCACGGATTTGCTCAACCACTTCACCTCGATTCGTCGTGGCAAAGGTGCTATCTTTGATTTGAACGTCGTTAAACCAAAAAAGTAATATGCCAACGACAGCATCCGCCATCATCCAAACGGTGAACGACAATATCCACAATGCAAAAGGCAAGCTCGGGGGAGACCCTGGTATGCTTCGCCTATTGAATGAAGCGGTAACCAACCTCCGCACAAGCATGTCTCTCGCAGGTGCAAAGCGCTACGGGAACCCTTTTATTTTCACGGATGCCTGTCACGAGTACCCGGTTGCAGACGACCTCTCCTACGACAAGATCATCGACTTCGTTGATGAACAGAGCAAGGTGTGGGAGTTCCAGAAGAGCGTACCAAAGGAGTTCTACCAGCCTCGTAACCCAATGGATGACAACATCATGGGTAACAGCTACAGCATCGACAATATCAGTTTCAATTCTCTTGGCCCACGCCGTGGTGTTTATGCTGTCGATTTCGTTGATGGTATGCCTTATCTTCTTGTGCGCTCGGCTCACACGAAGCAACGCGCCATGTTGAACTCCTGCGATACCTATGACCAAAACGGTACATGGGTTGGCTCAGGTGACATCACGAACGTTGGAACAGATAACCAGAGCTATCGCCAGGGCTCAGGCTCAGTGATCTTTGACCTTCTCGGTCTTGGAACGTCAGCCGTTATCACGAACTCCACCATGGATGTTGTGAACCTTTCGAGTTTCACGAGTAAAGGCCGTGGTTTCTTTGACCTCTTCATCCCAACAACGGCACCAAGTTCTATCGAGGTTCGTTGGGGATCGAGTGCAACAGACTACTGGTCACGCACCATGACAACCCAGCAAAACGGTCTTGCTCCAAAGATCGGTTGGAACATCTTTGGCTTCGATTGGCGCAATGCAACAGTCACGGGAACTCCCGTGGACACCGCAGTGAACTATGTTTCTATCATCATGACCTTTGATTCAGCGGCGGCTCAGGTTGGTTTCCGTTTAGACGACGTTCGCTTTGGTCTCGGGGTTGGTGTTCAGCAAAAATACTACTCCACCAAGCTCATTCGTGATGGAGTCGCTCCTCACACAGCGCTCTCTGCTTTTGTAGACACAGAAGACTACACAATCTTGCGCGAGAGCGAAGTTCAGCTGCTCGTTGAAGAGGCGACTCAGGTTGCCCTCAAGCGTTTGCGCGAGTTCAACGAAGCTAAGGATCGCTTGGCTACCAACTATCTCCCAATGAAAGCGCAGTACATGCTCGATAACCCAGATGAGCAGGAAGTGAAGTCCTACACTTATTACAACATGTAGCTATGAAGGACGCTTTCATCATCATCAATGGCTTCGAGCCGGGCTGGAATGTCCGCGAAGACGATACCCGCATCCCGCTCGGTGGCTCACAGTTCTCTCAGAACATTACTATCACTGAGCGTCGTGGTATCTCCCCTCGTAAAGCGGAGATTCTTATCGGTGCAGAGAACAGCGCCTCAACCGGCGTTGTTTCGGCGTTCTCGCTCAAAAAGCCTGGTGAGAGCAATGACATTCTTCTCAAGACCTATTCAGACAAGATCGAGTATTTCAATAATCACACGGAGTCTTGGGCACTGCTTTACGACGGCTATACCTCTGGCAAGCGCTTTGGCTTTCGTCAGATGCGCGTTGATGAAGATCCTTTTGATTGGATGTACTTTGGTAACGGTTTCGATAGTTACTCTCGTTGGTGCGGCTATGAGTCGAAGATCACGAGCGCTTTGGTAGGTGCTGAGACCTCCATCCCTGTTATCTCTACTCTTTGGCCTGAAGTTTATCAGAGCCTCACAGCAACCTCGTGTACGACAACAACCATCACGGTAGCGAATACCCCTTGGGCAAATAATATCTGGAATGACTTCTACGTCCGCATCACCTCTGGTGCGGAAACGGGCAAGATCATGAAGATCACAGCCACGACAAGTAGCACCATTACCTTTGGTGCTCTTGCGGGGCTTGCTGGTACACCAACGTTTGAGATCCGTCTCTTGGCGGTTCCTGCAACCGGTACCCTTGTCTATGGAACAAATAAGATCGCTTATACCGCTGTCCCAACAGACAGCTCGTTTACGGTTGCTTCTGCAACCGCGACAGCTATCGACACAGCTTTGACGATTGCTCCTCAGACCTACCCTTCAAACCCAAAAGGCAATCTCTTTGAGACACTGAACGACGATATGTTCGTTTCAGGTGTCATGAATAAGCCAAACACCGTCTTCCGTTCTGGTACGGCTGATGCCACGGACTTCACCTTCAGCTCTCCTCGCTCGGCTGATGAGGGTGACGTGGTCTACTTCCCTTACGGGGGCTCTGGTGTCACGGACATCAAGCGCCAAGAAAAGACGATCTATGTCTTCAAGCCAGAGAGTATCGACGCCTTGAGCTATACGCAGGACGAGAGCGACATCTCACAAATCGACCCTATCAAGGCTGGAGTTTCCGTTGGTACGAAGAACCTCACTTGGCGTCTCGACGACGATATTGCTTTCGTTACCCCAGATAATCGCATCACGACCCTTGGTCGCGTGGTACTCAAGGACGCTCTTCCATCCACGGTAGACATTGCTTACCCGATCCGTCGCGAGATCAAGCGCTACGACTTCACAACGAACGCAGCCGAAGAGCATATCAACCAGTGCTTCATCGGTTGTAAGTCTGCTTCCGATGTTGCCTTCAACGACCGCACCATCGTGTGGAACAAGGACTACCGAACATGGGAAGGCTTCTGGAACATCTCGGCAAGCTGTTTTATCTCTCACGCTGGGGACATCTATTACGGTGACAGCTACAACCCGAACCTCTACAAGATGAACACAGTGGTCAATAAGACCCGTGGTACGGACGTCTTCCCAATGACCTCTGATTGGAAGAGCGGTTGGATCAACGGTAAGGGCGCTGGTTTCTACCTCAATGAGATCTCTTGTCTTGCGGTTGAAGGCTATATGCGTGCCAATAGCGTCATCAGCTTCGACCTCTATAAAGACTTCGCAGGGACTCCATTTCAGAACCTTTCGCTCTCTGGCGTGCTTGATGAAGACCTTCTTGATGAAGAGCCTTCATTCACCTTGCTTGGTGGTGATCCACTGGGCTTGGAGCCTCTCGGCACAGGGAGTATCATTGGTGATGAAGATGAAGACGGCCTGCGTCACTTCATTGCATTCTTACAATTCCCAACGACCCAACTTGAATACATCTCCGTGAAGGTATCCTCCTCCGGTCTTGGTCAAGCATGGGAGATCACACGTCTCGGTCTGAACGCTGTCGAGAACGTCTTTGAAAACCAACCTCGCATCAAAAGCGACAACTAACCTATGAGCGACACTCTTCGCTATCCAAGCGTCCCACCAAAAACCCTGGCAAATGACCTGTCTAGCACAGGAACGTTGATCCAGCTCACTGAATGCAATGATTGGGGAGGCGTTGCCCTCACCGCAGCAAGCTTCAACACGACCTATATCCCAGGTACGCTCATCAATGATGCGCGTACTTTGGCTGAGTTTGTCTTGATTGATGCGTCCACTATCGCCAACGCTACGACCACGGGCTTGCTCCTCTACAAGCGCGGTCTCAAATACTATGCCGAAGGCAACGCTACTGACCTGGATGAAGTGACGGCAAACAAGCTTCCTTGGACTCAGGGTGAAAGTAAGCTTTTGATCGGTACCAACCCTCCGTACATGTACGCTCAGTTCCCTGCGAAGGGTAACGATGAGACGATCACTGGTCTTTGGACGTTCCCAAACGATGGAAACACTCCTCGCTTGGGCTCTTCTTACGTTGCTCCAACCCTTGATACACAGGTCGCGACGAAGGGTTACGTTGACTCTGTCGCTTTTGTTGGTGCTCCTGATGCCTCAACAACCGTAAAGGGTATTATTGAGATCGCAACAGGTGCAGAACTCGCAGCTGGTACGGGCACAGGTGGCACTGGTGCAGTACTCGTTCCTGCTGGTGACTCGTTTACAAATACTCCAGCTGGTGCAGGTGATGAAAACAAAGTACCTGTCCTAGACGCAGCAGGTAGACTAGCGAGTGACTTCATGCCAACTGTCTATTCTACGACAGCAGACGGTATTCAAATCACTACAGCTCCTGACTCTGATGACGATGGGGTAAACAAAGCATACGTAGACGCTACTTCTTTACAAAATGTTTTCTGCGATGGCTCTGATGGTGATGTAACCATTGCTGCTCCTACTACGCTTACCCGTGACATGTTCTATAACAACTTAACGTATAGTGCAGACATCACAACGGCAGGTTTCAGTATTTACGTAAAAGGAACACTCACAAGAACTGGAACAGCAAAGATAAAAAACAATGGTGGTAATGGTGGTAATGGTGGTAATGGTAGCGCTGCTACCGGAGGAACGGCGGGAACAGCAGGTGCAGCTGCTGGTTTTGGTACGCTCCCAAAACCAGGCGCAGCAGGAGCTGGGGGTATTGGTGCAGGTGCCGCTTTCGCAGGTGGTGGAACAGGAGCAGAAGCTGGTTCAAACGGAGGCGCAGGAGACGGTGCTATAACAAACTCCATTGCGTCAGTTGCCTCTATAACAGCGGCAACAGGTGGCTCTGCTACAACATCGGCAGGAACGGGGGCTGGAGGTACATCAGCTTCTGCTACGACAACAAAGACAACAGCCGTTCCACGAACTCCTGTTACTGCGCTTAACCTACTCGCTATTATTTCAGGCACGGTAACCCCGTTACGCGGAGCAGCTTCTTCTGCTGGGGGCGGTGGTGGTGGTGTATCAACGAAATATAATGGCGTGAGACCAGGTGGTGGTGGAGGCGGAGGCTCTGGAGCTTCTGGTGGTACAGTTCGCGTTGCTTCAAAAGTCATTGTAGATAGCGGTACTGGAACAATGTTCGAAGCTATCGGTGGCAATGGCGGTAATGGTGGCAACGGTCACGCTGTAAATCCGAATGAAGCTTCCGCTGGAGGTGGTGCAGGCGGTGCAGGAGGTAACGGTGGTAATATCATTCTTCTTTATAAAACAAAGACAGGCACGTGTACTACGTCAGTTGCTGGAGGTACACTAGGTGCAGCAGGTACAGGCGAATCAGGTTCAGGTGGTTCGATAACAGCCCCTGGCACATCTAATAGTGGCGCAGCAGGTCTTGTCATTGATATAGCTCTATAACCTCTATGGCCGACTCTCCATTCCCTCCAGCACCAGTATTCAGCTCGCCTGCTTCCGAGCCAACGAACTCACAGGGGTATACTGTTGCTCAGATGTCACAAGCCGCCGCTAATAACGGTTCTTTGCCATCATCTAGTGGTAGTTCTTGGAACTACTCCGCTCCAACTTCAGGCATGACAGCCCCTCTCTCGGGGGGCTCTTCGAGTGTTCCAAATGCGTATAATCCAAACGGAACTGTTACCTCGTATAACCCAACGACGGGATATACCTACGCAGAGAAGAACTTGAACCCTGCTTACAACACGAACCCAGCGTTCAACCAAGGCACGAACTACTCAACGATTCAGCAAGGCGACCCAGCAACCTTCACAGCCAATGATACGGATCGCTTGTTCCGTTTACGCCGAGATCAGGCTCTTGAAGAAACGAACCGTCAAAAGCTTTTGAGCTCGGGTGAACTCACTCCTGGTGTCGCCGGTGACCTTGCTCAAGAGAAGATCAACCTCGCAACTTACGGCGTCGGTAATCCAACCTTCGGTGCTGCAATCACTTCGACGCAGGCTAATGACATCGTGAATGGCCTTGGATCGAAAGCGAACTCTGAGCTTCAAGCGTTGAACGCTCAATCTGGCTTTGCTCCGCTCACCACACCTCAGTACAAGACCTACTCCGACTATACGGCTGATATTGAGGCTGCTCGTACCAAGCAAGACGACATCTACGGTTTGGTAAAACAGAATATCGAAAGTGACTATTCTTCGCGTACCACCACACAGATGGCGGATAACCGTGTCCAGATGGGCGCTGCGATGAAGTCCCTTGCTCGTATTGGTGCTCTTGGTAACTCAGCTTCCGGTATCGCCTATATCCGCTCGGTGGACAACCAGAATCAGGATCGCATCAATAAGCTTTTGAATGAAAAACAATCGTCCCTCATCAGCGCTATGCAGGCGTATGAGGCTAACGACTATAAACTCCTTGCGGCAAAGATCTCTGAGTCAAAGGCTATCACTGACCAGTACAATAACGTACAAGGCCAGATGTTTGATGATGCCATGAAGACAAACGATCAGATCATGAAGCAAGCTCGCTTCGGCTGGGACAACGAGAATCGCATCATGGGTAAGCTCTCGGCTATTGCGGCAACCGCTGAGAACTTTGACGCTCTCGATCCTCTCTTCATCCGTCAGCAAGAGGTCAACGCAAACCTTCCAGAAGGCTATACCCGCAACGTTTGGGCTCAAGCAAAGAAGGAGCGTGATGCAAAGAACGAGACAGATGCCATGACAAATGAGAAGTCTTGGCTTGAGATCTTGGCTTCAACGCCAAAAGGTCAGAAGGTCGAAGTGAACGGACGTGTTGGCACCGGCTTCAAAGAGAACCCAATCACCGGTCTCTACACTTCGACGGTCACGGACGAACAAGGTAACGTCACTCTCTACTCATACAACCCTCAAGAGAAGTCTGTCTTCAAGCAGTCACTCGGCAATATTGGTAAACCAGAAGAAGGCTGGCAGTCCTATGAAGGCTCAGACGGTCTTTACGCTGTGAACATCCCAGAAGGTATTGCGAACCCTGTTATGACGAAAGGTGGCGCTATTAACCCGGGCTCCATGTCAGGGTTTGATGAATGGCGTGCTTCTATGGGTACGACCACGGTAGCCTTTGGTGGCTCCACAGGCTTTGAAGCCGTGCACCCAGCTTATGATATTGCCAATAAAGTCGGTACGCCTATCACCGCTTTCGCTGGTGGAACCGTTATCAACACTGATCCAGTCGGTGCTGGTGGCTTTGGTAAGTTCGTTGAGATCCAAGATGCTGAAGGTAAGGTCTGGCGCTACTCCCACTTGAACAACTTCAGCGCCAAGGTGGGTGACACGGTAAACTCGGGTTCTACCTTTGCTCAGATGGGCAATACCGGAAACGTGATTACTGGAGGGCGCGAGGCGACAGCCGACGATAAGGCTGCAGGTAAAGGTGCTCACCTCGATCTCCGTGTCTTTGCTGCCGGTAAACAGGTATCAAAACCTCAGACGACAACGACAAATAATCTCACCCAGCCAGATATGCAGATGGTGGTGAACGACATGACTCGTGTGAATGCCTATACGAGCGCAGAAGAGAAGGCAGCCGCCTATTCTCAGGTTCGTACTCAGGTTTCTACGATGGGTACCAACGCTCTCAAGTGGTTCGATGAAGCATTCCCAGCGGGCAACTACGGCGTCAAAGAGACCACACCGGTCGTCAAAGGATTGACCAACAGCGATACGCAATCAGTAACCAACGACATCAGCCAGGTGCGTAACATCACGGACACTACGGAACGTGCGAACAAGTACAATCAGATCCGCGATAACATCGCTCTCCGTGGTAGTGACGCTCTCACCTGGTTCGATAAAGCGTTCCCATCGAAAGATTTCGTCGGAACTGCAACAAAGGCAGAAGGCTTCAGCGACATGACACTCGATAATCGCAACGCCCTCTCGAAGCCACAGGTGATCGCCATTGCGAAACGCGACGGTACAGGTTTCAAGCAACTCATGGCTCTACTCACTCCAAAGGATGGAAAACCTTTCCAGAACTTCACGGGTGAAGACATCGTAGACATCGCAAAAGCAACGGGTGGTAGCTACGAAGATGTGAAGAGTCTCTTGGCTGGTGGATTCGATGGGCCATTCGATGCCTTTACTCCAGCCGTCCGTGACTACGCAAAGCAGCAGTTTGGTGTAAAATAAACAACAACACACTATGGCCTACAAAAGCATCTTTGGCGGAAACTCCTCCGTCCCAACGCCTTCAGGTTTGAATCCATCAGGTACGGGTTATCGAAGCGTCTTCCAGGATGCCAAGGCTGATGTCTCCGTACCGCTGAACGCTGGTATCGAAACCACCTACTACAAGTCGGTGTTCGATAAGCCAAAGACCGTAGAAGCCCAGACGGTAAGTGAAGTGACACAGAAGTTCTTGGATAGCTTCGTCTACTCCAAGGGTCTCAAGATGGACACGCCAGCGCTTCCACAACAGATCGCGCGAACGGATACGCAAACAAGCCCTGCTCCCACAACGGAAGCAGGCTATTTGCTTTCCTCCCCTGGTCTCAAGACGGAATACTTCACCCCAGAGACGGCACAGAACCTCAAGAACCTCACGTCCCTCACCGATCCAAAGAAGCCCGTCAACCTCTGGGATCAGATGAAAGACGGTCTCAAGGGTTTGATCCCTGGAACCGCTGTCACCTTGCCAAAGATGTTGGGTGATGGTCTTACGTTTATCGGCGCAGCTAAAACGACAGCGAAGGAGTATATTGATAAAGTTGAAAGTTCTCCTGTCGGTGAGGCCGCTTGGGCTATTGCTCAAGGTACCAAGACAGGGCGTTTCCTTGACTCCTTCTCTGGTAACTTCAATGAGCGTCTCGCAGACAACTTGGGATGGGACATGAACGATGACGGCACAAAGAAAGCTTTGGATATTATCAACCCTGGCAAGATTTACACCGAAGTTGGTACTAGACTCAAAGAAGACGCAGACGCGCGCATGAAGGCGCACGCAGAGTGGGCTCGTCCAGATTATTTTCATCCAGACAATACACTAGACGGTGTTATCGCTAACCTTCAGGATCAACCTGTCGCGTATCTTACCCGTGCTTTCTCAGAGAATGCTCCACAGCTTGGTGTACAGGTTTTGCTTGCCTTAACCACGGGTGGTGTAGGTAGCATGATTTTTATGGGTTCGAGCGCTGCTGGTAACACCTATCAAGAATCTATTGATGCGGGGAAGTCAGAAGAGGAAGCTCTTATTGTTGGTACAGTCCGTGGGTCAATTGAAGCCGCGCTTGAGGGAACAGGTCTTGATAACCTGTTGGCAAAGGGTGCTAGCCGTAAGATCGGCGAGAGTTTCGCTAAGCATCTCATAAAGAAAGTCGGAGAGGTAACATGGAAAGCTACTGTTGAAGGTTTAACAGAGTTCACTCAGCAAGTTGTAGCAAACACTATCGCTCTCACCTACGATGAGAATCGTGGGCTGCTTGATGGTGCATGGGCTTCTGGTCTTGCTGGTTTTATCTCCGGTGCTCCAACCGCTGGTGTTAGCGCCATTCTCCAAGGCAGTGGTATCGACACCAACGTAGACGCTGATACGAACGTCTCCAACCAGAACATCATTCCTCAGATCAATGGAGGTTCAAGCCAGCCAGAACAGCAGGCAACCCCTCCAGGATCGTCTACAGCAGGCGTGAATGCCCCTGGGGTATCAACAACCCTTGGTGACCTTGAAAGCCCTGTAGCTGACGCTCCAGAGGCTAGCATTGCGGCACCTGTTCAAGATCTCATTAGTGGGATCGCTGAGGCTGAGGTTAATGCCCCACCTACTACGGGGTTCGGTGCGACCCAGGCACAGCCAACAAGCCGTGTCACGGATCTTCCTCGTGTACAGATCGAAGGGGCAAACCAGGACGGTCAGTCTTTCGTATTGAACGCAGCCGATCTACGCCGTATTCAGGGTGAGAAGTTTATTACCGATGACGGTCAGAACCTCATTGAAGCTCCAACCAATGAGGATGCCCTCCGTGTTCTTGATGCTCGTACAATCACTGATCGTGACAGCAATTTCGTTATCAAATATCAGAACACGGATCTCTCAGCCAAAGAGCTGTTAGAGCAGGTCTCCCCACAAGGGTTCGATGTCGTTATCGATATGCTTGGCCGTGTCGCTGCAAGCCAAGAGACCTTGACCAATCTTCAGCAACTCGCTCGTTTTCAGGATCTCAAGACCAAGAGCGAGCTCCCAACGGATCTTCGCGATGTGATCGACCGCTATGCTTCTGTGCGTGACCTCACGCTTGCAGGAGACATGGTCGCTCGTCGCTTGGAAGCTCAGGGTGTAGACATCCCAAAGACGGTTGCCCCAGATGGCATCAGTCTTGGAAATGTTGATCCAGAACAGGTACTCACACGTTTAGCTGAGATCCAGAACGGTGCTCAGGTTTCACCAATGCGCGTGAAGCTCACGGCTGAAGGGATCTTCTTGCCAAAGCCAGAAGACAACATCACCGCTGCAGCTCTCCGTCAGATGGGTCAAGACGTACCGGTGAGCATCAGCCCAACGGATCTGTTGAACCAGGTCGTCAAGCAATTCGGCTATGACAACCTCAAAGAGTACTTCGATGTTCGTGAAGATGTGAAAGCGTTCCGTCGCGGTGAAAAGAGTCTCCCAAGCTTCTCGAAAGAGAAGAGCGAAGCTGGAGCTCGCATCTCCCCTACGCAAGCAGAACGTATCGTGCGTCGTTACTTTGGCAAGGATGAGGTCACCGTCCAGATCGCAAAGAAGATCCTTACCCCAGCCGGTGAGCGTGCTGTTGGTAGCTACCGTGGGACAATTATTACCTTTGCAGAGAACCCTCTTGAGACCACACCAACGCATGAAGTCCTTCATGCTTATTTCGATATGTTCACGTCTCCTTCTCGCAAAGAGCAGGTGCTTCGTGAAGTCATGCGTGAGTACAACGTAACGGATCGTATTGAGGCAGAAGAAATCCTCGCCGATGAGTTCGTTGAGTTTGTCCGTGGTGCTGATTCTCGTAACTGGACAGACATCATCCGCAACTTCTTTGGTCGTGTATGGGAAGGTATCAAGACCCTCGCTAACCAGCAGTCAGCGGTCTATGCGCTTTACAACGACATCATCGCTAAGCGTCGCCCTGAAGGCGTTCAAGTAAGCGATGAGGTTCTCAGCAACCAGCAGATGTTCCAGGTTGAAGGCGATGTCACGCTCAAGTTCTTTGCAATGCCAGAGTTCACGAAACGCAAAGACATGTTGAAGGAGGAGGCTATCAGTCTGGCAAAGTCTGGACGTGCGGCTCTTAAAGCCAACGAACAAAACTTCATCATCAACGTGATCGAAGGGTACTTCCCAGAGGCTAAGCGCATCTCCATGAACGATTTGAAAAAGGCGCTCCTTACTGAAGCGCTACCTTTGCGTGAGATGGAAACGAATGAATACGGCAACTACGGTCTTGAGCGCGCTGGTGTCGATGATATTGTCGATGAGAAAAGCGTCATTTTGAATACTCCATACCACCATGGTTGGACAGGTCACTGGTCTAACACTTACGGCTCTGAACAGAAGAAGCTCTACAAGACCATCCCAGGTAAGGACGGTACGCTCCTTGTTGTTGATGATTGGGTAGACCCAACGGATGCCACCAGTCCATATTCAGTTCACAAAGCTGGAACGAAAGACGAAGTCGATACTTGGCTTGCTGAGCATCAGGGCGATAAGGAGGCCATCAATAAAGGCTTGTTCTCTCACTACCGCGTCTGGCGTGGTGATGGTTATATCTTGCCTTTCGCCGATAAGGTGGCAGATATTATAAAGAAGCATACAAGTGCCAACAGATCATTCATGAGCTTCTACGGGTTCCTTGGATCAATAAGTGATTCTCACCCGATGAGCAACCTGAACGTCAACAGAAGCTCGTTCAGTCCTGATGAGACGGAAGCTTTCCTGAAAAAGACCATCAAAGCCCTTAGTGACAAACCAGCTCTTGAAGCCGCCTATGAACGTCTGAACACCGCAGCCAAACTATTCAAGGCTGACGATGGTAGACTCATGAATCTAGCAAGTAACTGGATCAACGCTGATGAGCAACAAAACTCGATGTTCAATCGTGCCCAACTCTTCACCCAGTGGTTAGAGAAAAACCATCCAGAGATGGACAAGGAAGCCTCGGAATATCTTTATGACCGTGGAGTACGCACAGCTCGTTCTGATGGGTATGTAGAATCAATAGACCGCGTTCTCGAACAGAACAACCCAGAAGGTCTCATCATCAAAAGAGACTTCTTCCAGGCTGCTGAAATACTCAAAACTCAGTATGAGCAAGCCCTTGCAAGCCAAGGTGAGACTCCAAGCTACGACTCCTACATCGCTGAGATTCAGTCTGATAGCTTTCAAGAACAGAAGTTCAAGCGACGGCTTGGTGACGTAGGCGGGACGATGCTCGAACTACAGATCGACGACCTAAGTAAACAAATCACCGAGATCGAAAAGGCTCTTGAAGATCCTCGTGACGTTAAGATCCCTAATGAGGTGCTTGCTTCTCCAGACCGTTCTGATCTTACGCTCACCATTCCTGAGACGTCTGAAGCGGTGAGCAAGCGTCGTAGCCTTGAGTTTGGTAAAAGCCATGACCACAAGGATCGTCTGCTTATCTTGGCTCGCTATAAAGGACTCGTCCCTCAATGGATGGTCGATGTCGCTAAAGCCACCGGGACGGATCGCGATCTCCCTTTCCGTGTTTTTGTATCAAGTCAGCCAGGAGAATCAAGTTTTACCACATCAAGATTCGGTCAAAATAAACTTGCTCCAGGCAGCAAGATCGAAATCTCTACCTATGAGGGTGTGAAGAACTTCTCCAAGGATTACCTCCGTGGAAAACTTTCTGATCTCAAGAGTGCCCGCGCGGACAAAGACCAACAGCTTGTTGTCCACAAAGCTTCCCCTGATACAGCCATCAAGAAGCAGCAAGAGAAAGCGGTGAACAAGTTCTTTGCTCCATTCCAAGACACCTGGCACGAGCGCACTATCCGCCAAGCAATCCAAGACGAAGCTCGCAAAGGCGCAAAAACCATCAGCTTCCCAGCACTCACCACGATCGCCAAGATCGAAGGGTTCGTATCCTCAAATGAGGATGGAACGAGTGAGCAGTTTGAGACGATCTATCAAAATGGAGCTGGTGCATCGTTTGATTATGGTGGCCGTGATTGGACGGTTCTCAAGGCAGAGGACGGTATTATTGACGCTGCTCTTGAACGTTATGTGGAGGTTTTTGACCAAGGGATGATCGAACAGATTCAAGAAGAAAACGTAAGCAGCCGTATAAACGATCTGACATTTGAGTTCCGTGACCTCGAACAATACTTCCCAGACATCTACACTGAGCAGGGAGCAAAAAACTTCCTTGTTGGGTACGAAGAAGCAAAAAAGATTCGCACAAACCAGCGTTCAAAGAGCTCTTACATTTCAACGAAGGATCTTCTTGTAGATATTGAGAAGACTCTCCTCACCGCTGTAGAAAAAGAAAAGCCATATCTTGAACGTCAAAAAGCAAACATGGAAGAGCGTCTTGCCATGATTGAAAAGATGATGGCAGATGATGGGTTCAAACCAACAGATGATATTCAAGTTGGTGAAGGTTATGTAAAAATAGGCGATTATTTAGATAGTACCATTATGGATACTATTGAGCTCGTCTCAGAAGGAAATATTTTTAGCAAAGCCGGTGTAGAGACGGAGCTCGAAGATCGCGCTCGTGCTCAAGAAGAAAGCGATTTTGACTTTGTTTCTTTTGCGGAGAACGCAGGTTGGGAGGTCTTCAAAAACACAGACGATGACTATCTCGTTATCCGTGACGTTAGCAATTCTGAGTTTCGTACCTTTGATTCTAGTGACTTCGAGTCCAATGAGCTCGATGACAATGCGTCTGAAGAGACTTTCGCCAAGACCTATAAAGAAACCCTCGATGGCGATCAGAAGGGCGTTGTCTACTTCTACGATGCCAAGGTCATCCCGTATCTCAAGAAGCTTCGTAAAGACAACCTCGAACTCGTTGAGAAGGATGGTTCATGGTGGTACGAAACCAAGGTCACGCCTGAAGACACTGGCCCTGTGACCATGTTCCAGGTGGACAAGACGGCTGACCAGATCGTAGCGGAGAACATCGTGAAGTCTACGGCTACAACGAAACAAGCGATCAACCAAGCGATCAAAGGTACAAAGCCTGAAGCCGTTCTCAAGACGGAAAAACAACTCTTGAAAGCCAGTCTCCGTGCTCAACGTCGTGTGGCTCGTTCGATCGTAAAGAACACCCAGCAACGCTTGGCAGAACAGTTTGCGAACAAGCTCGCTGACATCCGCAAGGTGAAGACCTACCTCACGGAGTATCTCAAAATGCTCCCGCTCAGTGAGCGCGGTAAGATGATTACCTTGGTTCGCGATGCTGAAACAATCTTCGATCTTGCGAAAGCAACGAACCGTGTCAACGTGAAGATGGAAGAAGTTGAGAAGCGTGAGGTCATCGCCGACATCCGTAAAACATACAATCGTGTGCTTGAGTCTCCTGGTGTAGACGTTGGCTTCAAAGCCCTTGTCTCCGGTATCTTCAATGAGATCCAGCTCCAGGGTAAATCAAACGCTACCATGGAACGCTTGGCGAAGCTCCGTGAGTTCATCCAGACACGCACAGAAAAAGGTGAGCCGGTGTACATCCAGTCTCGCCTCCTACGCCAGCTTGAGATCCTCGACAAGACGCCCATCAAAGAGATTCCTGTCGAACAACTTGAGGCCATGCTTTCTGATATGGAGCTTCTCGAAGATCAAGGCAGACTAAAGAAAGAACTCCGCTATCAAGCCTACCGTCGCCAAGTTGAGTCTATTGCTGAGAGCGTCATGCCTGAGCTATACCCTGTCGATAGACCAAAGGATATCAAAAAGACCGCTGGTCAAGAGTTCACCGGTGAAGAACGCATGATTAACGCAGCAACAAAGATTAAGCGGACGAAAATGATGACAGGAAGAGCCTTCCGCACCATGGATGTGTTCTTCGACATGTTCTCTGGTGGCAAAGGTCTCTACAACACGCAGTTCTTTACACAGTTTAAGGGACGTATAGACGCAAGCTTCCAAAACTATCTCAAGGCGAAAGACAATATCATTGATCCTATTAACAAGATGGTGCAGGCTCTCGACCTAAACGAAGAACAATTAGAACGCGTGGGTGTCTACGCCCAGCTCAAACAGGAAGGCGGTTTAGACAAGCTCATTCAGCTTGGCTTCAAACAACGTGATCTTGAGTCTATTAAGCTCGACGCAGAAGAGATGAAACTCTATACCCAAATGCGTGAAGACTTTGAAACCATGTATCCAAAAATGAAAGAATACATGGCGCATGTCTATAACCAAGATATAGGCTCCGTAGAGAACTACTTCCCAATGGTCACAAACTGGGATGAGATGAGCGAAATAGAAATGGCAGAACGCTTCGGGGTGACACAAGTTGACAGTGATTCGTTAAACCCAATGAAGTCAGGGAGACCAAAGAAAAATGTCATTGCCGGTTCTACCATCGAACGTAAACGCGGTGCCCAGCAGAAGATCGTTACCAATGCTCTCGTGGCTTACAAACGTCACATGGACAATGCGATCTATATGCTTGAGGTGGGTGAGACCATCCGTACCCTTAGCGACGTTACAAAAGTCGAGGGTTTCAAAGAGTCTATAGGAGACTTCGGCTATGAAACGATTGTGAATTATCTTGATCTCATGGCTCGTAAAGGTGGCAAAGCGAACGATTCCAAGCTCGCTTGGCTTGATACGCTTCGCAAGAATGCCAGCTTTGGTGTCATGGGTGCCAAGCTCTCCAGTATTTTGGTTCAGCCTAGCGCCTTCGCTAACGGAGCTGCCGATATTGGTACGGAGTATGCCATGAAAGGTGCCTCCCACTTGGCTCTAGACGAATATTGGCGCACGTTTGCTTACAAGAACATGCCAGAGCTCAAAGCCCGCGTGGGTAATGATCCTGCGTTCGCAGAGATAGATGAAGATGGTCGCTTTGAGAAGTTCAGAACGCTCTCGATGAAGCCTCTCCAGTTCCTCGACTCAATAACCGCAGCGGCTATTGCGATGGGTGCGTATGAGAAGTACATGGATGAACACGGTATGGAAGTAGACTTTGAGAACCCTAACAAAGACGCTCTCGCTTACGCACAGCTCAAGCTCCGTAAGACACAAGGCTCCACCTTCTTCAAGGATCAACCGCCTATGTACTCTCGTGGGGATCTCTCAGGGAACCGTAGTATTGACCGTGCTCTTGGAGCCTTCCAGAGCTTCATGTTGAATAACTGGAACTGGTTGAGCTACGACTTCCCTGAGCGTATCAAACGTGACCCTAAGCAAGCCGTAGAGGCTGCTAGCTGGTTACTCATGGCTCAGATCTATACGGTCACTGCTCAAGCACTATCCAAAGACATTCTCGCAGCGATCTTTGGTGGAGAGGGTGAAGATGATCCATTCTTGGAGCGGTTGATGGCAAGTTTCTTCAGCAATATCCCGATCATCTCACAGATTATGAGCACCATTGAGTATGGTTCGGTGCCAGTTCCTTTGATCTCAACAGGTCAGAGGATAGGAGATGGTATAAAGGGGGTCTTCAGCAAGACAACAAAGCCTGCTACCAAAGCAAAAGCAGCAGTACGTGCTGCCTCGGGTGTAGGTACTCTCATGGGTATCCCTGGATCGACTCAAGCTGGTGACATTGTCACTCGCTTGATGACAGGGGATAAGTAAGACAAAACAAAAAGCCCCCGCGAGGGGGCTCTTTTGTTTGGTTACTTTCCGAAGTACAGCATGGTGACCGCGAAGGCGAGACCAAGGAAGGTTGTCACCCAGCTTTCACGAGTGCTCACTAAGGTGGAGACTTTGTAGAGACTGTCGCGGTTCGCTTTGAACAATGACATGTAGCAAAGATCAGAGATGAAGAATCCGAGCATGACACAACCGATTGAAAAGAGGGCGTTATTCATAGAAGCTGTTGGTAAAAGGCTAGACCTATGGCAGTCGATAAGAGGTCGGCCTGCACGGTGAAGTATTGCAACTGTACCACATATTGCATGGATTTGTCAACGCCACGGATCATTTTGATGGTGGCGCTTTCATCGAACATAGGGATCAAATCGCCTATGGCATAGCTGTCTACCATGTCCTCGTAGCCTTCATTCGTGGCGTCACTACGGAGTTGGCGCAAAGGAACACGGCTATCAATGAGAACCCAGACATACGGGGTATCTCCAGTGGTGATCTTCTTGGTATCCTGGATCATCTGACAGATCTCTGGAGGGATGATGTCGTGCGGGTTCATGGTAGAATAAGGAGACTATGATGACGCTTATCAAGTTTGGTGCCCCGTGGTGCGTGAAATGCAAGCAAGTTGACCCAGACATCCATTCGCTCCAAGAGCGCTACCCAGAGCTAAACGTGGTTGATTGGGACATGGATGCCAAACCCGATGCCAATGGGCTCCGTATCATGACCATCCCACAGTTCGCGCTCTACCGTGGGGAGGAGCTTGTATTACAATCAACAAACCTGTTGGAGATCGAAGGGGCTATCGTGAAGGTGGACTAAAAGAGTCCGAGAGCATAGCCAGCTTGATATTGGCGAATTGCCTCATCTCGCAAAGCTTGCTCAACAGGAAGCCCCCAGCGGTCGTGATAGCTGATAACAGCCATCATGTTCTCTGCATCCAACATGGCAAACGTTTCGTTGTCTGTTTGATTTTCTGCACGAGAGGTCTTCTCTTCGATATAATCTGGAGAAGATTTTTGAATACTACCTCTTGAGGTGAACATCACGATGAGGCAGATCTGTTTGAATTGGTTCATAGCGTAGTGGTTATTTCTTTGAGCGAGACGGCGTTGTCACGTTTGATTTGGTTTGGTGCTGTTTCTTTGGTGGCAACCCATCGTAGATAAAGAACTCGACCGTCTCAAGCGCATGGTGTAGCTGGCAGGTAATACACCCTGGGTGAAAGTCCTTACACTTCTTGCCCCACCCATCGGTGAGATCTGTCTTGAGCTCTTTGAAGAGCTTCTTGCGTTTTGCTTCGGTCATAGTTTAGTTGAACTTTGGTGCGCCATTGGCTCCCCAAGGGTTTGATTTCGTACGAGTACGAGGATCACCCTTCTTGAAGCGGTAGGCGTTTGGTTTAAGGTTTTTTATAACACCGGTCTCTTGCACAATGTTTCTGAGGTGTTCACGCTTTTCTTCCGTTATAACACCACGTCCGAGGGCATAACCGTTCTCTGATTTGTACTCCTTCGCTGTGAGCCCATGGCGTTGGTAGGCATGAAACGTCACGCGCTTATACCAACGATGACAGACGGTGCATTGGAGTGTGCCATCACGAGCGACATTCGCTTTCTCGTTGGCACGCTTTTCGAGATAGCGCTTGCTGTAGCCACTGGCAATGACCTTCTGGCTATTGCGCTTATCTCTGCACTGCTTGGAGCAGTAGCTTCTCATGCGCTTGTTTACGTTGCGATCAATAGGCTGCTTGCAGACAAGACATTCCTTTGCGATTTGAACGGTGAATGAAGTTCCCATAGCTATTGTTTTGATCCGAAAAACTTAACGATCTTCTCCTTCTCAGCATCAGTGAACCCACCGCCAGATGGAAGACTCTCCCCATCAGGTAAGGGCATATCGAGCAACCAGAAAGAAAGGTCTTCGTTATCAACGAGTCTCTTCACATCGGTGATGCGATCTTCGTTTAGCCACTGACGCATACGAGGGATATTGTTTTTGAGAACATCGAAGGTGTGACGGTAAGCACGAGCGGTGGCGAGGAGGGCGTTAAGGGTAACGCCTTTTCTTGCGAAAAATGCTTTTGTTTTAGCGTCAAAGCTGTCGACGCTCGCCTCCATCTTCTCGATCTCTTCTAAGGTAAGTAGTTTGTTGGTTTCCATAGGGTTAGGCATTATCTATTCGTTCTTTAGCAATGTTGAAGTAGGCTTCATCCATCTCGATACCGATGAAATTGCGGTTAAGGTTCTTGCAGGCAACGCCTGTTGTTCCTGAGCCCATGAAGGGGTCAAGGATAGTAGCGCCATCACGGCTAGTCATCGTTACTAGATATTCCATGAGAGCCACTGGTTTTACAGTTGGGTGATTGTTGCCATCTCCTCTATCGCTCTTACTTGCCTTTGCCTGATAGATTATTGATTTGAAGAAACGAGAGGCGTTGCCTGAGTCTTTTGTACCACCACTGTCCTTCTGCCCAGTTCCATAATCTGCTGGTGAAAACTTTACATTCCCTGTATTAACAGCACCATATCTTCCACTACTCTCAGGAAAACACTCTCTTACTTCTTCACTGTTGTCGTGGATTAGGTTGGCTGGAAAGCGACCGAGCTGAGTAATCACTTCTTCTTTTGCCATCGATTTACTTGAACATTTAAAAGTTCCTCCTGCTATATTCCCAGTATTACTTTTTAATGTATTTTCAAAATCTTCTTTTCCTTGATATTCTACCCTACTCTCATCTATATTAATCCCACCTGTTCCATACTTTAAGACATTCTCGGCTACTGTTTTCTCTGCTAAAGGTTTTCTGGCTAGACAGATAGGTTCGTGCGCGGGTTTAAGAGCAGTTCCCCAGCCTTCCCATTCGGAACTTCCTTTAGTGGGTAATGCGTGTCTATTTGCGCCACCCCCTAGCGACCTGTTTGCTGTCGGGTGTCCATTACATGGGTTGGGAAAGTCAGGGCAAGTCACATTATTTGTCGTCTGTTCTCTCTCATTCCCCTGCAACTTATCAACCGCTTTACCTATATTCAAACTTTTAGGAAATCCCGAACCATATACCCATTCAATCATATCTCTCACTTCAAATCCTGCGTCTTCAATAGCGCTGGCCATACGGTGATAGGTGCGGGTTCCTCCAAAGGATAAAAGGTATCCGCCTGGTTTTAGTACGCGTAGGCACTCTTTCCAAACGTCAACATTATTCGCAATCCCCGTGCTATCCCATGATTTGCCCATGAAACCTAACTCATAAGGTGGGTCAGTCAGCACTAAATCCACACTCCCATCAGGGATTTTCTTCATTTCTTCGAGGCAGTCACCAAGGTATAGTTCCATAGTTTATTCATTCTCCACCTGTTAGTGGGGGTTAAGATATGTCTTTCAAACCCTACTACCATCAATAAGATAGTAATCACCTTCCTTCTTTAGCGGTGTGCCTGCTGACAGATGGAACACTCCACCTTTTTCGGTGACACAGTACGAATACATGCCGTCTAGGTGGTCAAAGATGACGTAGGACGAACCATCGCTAAGGTCAGCGAGTATCTTTGCACCTTTTTCTAGGTCGTAGAGTCTCATAACGTTAGCTACACTTCTCGCAGGAGTGCTCGCGGAGGGTTAGGTCAAACTCTTCACGCACGGATTTCGTGAGGTGAGCGAGCTCGACGTAAACGCTGAGACCATCCAAGAAGTAGGAAAGGATGAATGAGATGATAGCGTGGGTAAAGCGACCTTGATACAGGAAGATACCCGTGATACCGAAGCCAAATATTGAAAGGTGGCTCGTAACGATGGAGAGGAACTTCAATGTCCAGTGTGTCTGGTTGATGAACCACCCTGTCGTTATGAGTCCGACAAGACGGAAGGCGCTTGGTTCTTGCATAGGCTATTCGCGATCAATGGTGAGCTCACGGTAGAAGACAACGTTTGAGATGATAGAGCTCATCGCAAGAGACATTGCCCCCATGATAGAAAGACTGAAGCCAATAAAGATGTTTCCAAGTCCAAGCATTTGATAGCCAGCCGAGAAGAGCAAAGCGAAGGCGAGCATAGTCAAAACCATGTCGATTATTTTTAGAATCCAGCGTGGCGTGATGATAAGATTTTTTGTAATAGCGTTTTTCATAGTGTTATGCGCCAATGACTTTCATTGGGGAGAACCCATCGGATTCGGCATAGACGTAACCCTTGATGCGTTCACGAATAACGATAAAGGTTTTTGCATTCACGGAAACATTGTCGTCGAGGTACTCTTGCTGGAACTTTTTCACACCTGGTTGATTTTCAAAACCGAAGGTGGCTTTTTTAGCAATGCCGTTGATACGCATTTGGGTCATTTTGAACTTGTGATAGACAAGCGCTGCAGCGAGACCAAGGTCTGATGTCCAGACAGTGTCTTCTTCTTGCTTCTTCTCTGCTTTCTTTAGGAGCTCGTCGATACCAAAGTCAATACCTTTTTTGATAATCATGGGTGATTGTTGGGGCACCTCAACTGGCTTTGGCTGTGGCACAGGCATACCGCTTACGGTAGGCATTGGGCGAGGGGTAGATGGTACCTGCGAGATGTGGAAAGACTTCTCAGGGATGATGATCTTTTGTTTCTCCATCACCGTGCGAACAGCGCCAGGGATTGATGCCACCTGAATATTTGATTTTTGAAACTTCAATCTAGCACGGTCTAGGAGAACTTGAATGGAGCCTTGGGGGATACTCATGGCGTCAGCCACCTCTTTCAGTGTGGCGATAGCTTCGCCTTGTTTGTTGAAGCGGAGACTGACAGCCGTATATTCAGATTCCGTGAGCACGTCGCCAAGGAGATTGTTCTCTTTGGCGATAATGATACAGCCCATCGTGGCGTTTGGTTGCGTTTTTCGTCCCATATTATTTGTTCCCTTTCGTCCAACGGTAAAGCTGGAGCGCGGCCAAGAAGGCACCTTTGTTTGATTCAAAGTCTGATTCATCTGACTGGATATGTTCAAAGGTTCCATCCTGGCGGATGTTCACAATGATCTGTCCATCGAAATGAGATTCAGGGAACTCTTCTTGGTAGGCAATCTGATAGGCGGATGTCTGTGCGTACATCTCAGGATAAATACCGCTCGAAGTCTTGAAGTCACCAAGTAATGTTTTGCCGTTGATCTTTGCGATGAAGTCGAACGTACCAGCGAAATTGTGCTCCTTTGAATAGACTTTCACCTCAGAAGCGATCCACTCGATCTTATTCTCTGCTTCCCATGCAAGGAAAGCATCAACGGTTTTCTGAAGGGTTTCATTGAAGACCTCAGTCTTCTCGCCCGTCTTGATATAGTTTTCAGCCCAAGCGTGGAACATGCCACCAACATCAGCAGATTTGTCACGCTTTACGCGGTGAGCGTTCTTGGCACCTGTTGCTAAGTTCTTGATGTCTACCTCATCCATGGCAGAGCCAGGTTTTAGGTTCTCAAGGATATAATCATGTGCCATGTTCGCAGCCCAGGCGATAAGCGCTGGCTTTGCGATCACGCCAAGGATTGAAGTCACGCCATCAACGGTTTGATTGTCTACTGTATAGTGATGCTTTGCCGGATTGAAGGAGAGAACGATTGTGTCGTCGTAAAGATTATGGGTTTCGTACATAGCGTTTTTGTAAAAGTTTGATAACGTTCTCACCTTTGATGAGGTAGGTACGGCGCTTGTCGTCGTAGGTAATAACCTTTGGTTTCAAGATGTCCGTGTTTTTCATGATGATGCGATACACCGAAGTGTAGCTTGTGACCCAGAAGAAGATGTTCATCTTCCAAAGCTCGCGAGGGCGATAGAGTGTCTCTGGGTTAATGTGTTTTGTTGGATTGTTGTTTGTCATAAGTTTCCATGTAACGAAGCTGTTCGGCCAGCTCCTTTTGCTTTCGCGCGAGGAGTTCGTCCATCTGAGCTTGTACACGCTCGGCGACCCGTGATAGCTCTTTGCAGGCATCAATAAAGTCTTGTTCGTGAGTTTGCATACGTTGTGAGGTTAAGAGTAACGTATGCACATTATGCAACACTTGTAACACTTTGTCAAGGGGAGTGATCAGCTCCCCCTGTGGATAACCGTTACTTCGCTTTTGGCTTGCGGGTGCGTGGCTTCTTGCCTTCCGTGCCTGTGGTAACTGGGGGGTTCTTCATGATCTCAGCGATCTGATATTCGCTAAACAAGCGAGAGACTTCACGAAGCGCTGGGTGATTCATCGAGAGAACAACGGAGAGCTCTGCTGTATCGCCATTGGTGAACAGATTGCGGAGGCGATCGAAGAAGGTTTCGCTGTAGGTGTGAACCAAGGTGATGGTACCTTCGGCTTCTTGGCGAACAGATGTTTGGATATTCATAAGGTTATGGGTTTGGTTGTTGAGAAAAAATAGAAAGTTGATTTTCGTTGACATGGTTCGCACGGCACAAGGAACAGATAGTTACTTTGGCGCGACGACGTTTTACTGTCTGGCGTTTGTTCTTACAGACCACACAAGTGAAGGAGAATAGACGACGTTCTGTGTAGGGCTTTTCGTTCATAGATGCCCAGAGTAACAGTCAAAGCATTCAGGGTAACCGGGGGACTTTTCATTCCCGCAAGAACATTCGGTCGATTCGTAGATACACTCACGGCAAGCGTAGTCGTTTGGATTCGACTTCCACTTATTGCACTCAGGGCACAGGTTGTTGCCATCATTTACAGCAGAGAGAAAGCTCATAGGAAGTGGGTTACAATAAGGGTACGAACGACCAAACTCACAACGCCATTACCACAGAGTTTGTAGCGCTGGGTATCGGATAGCTCATAGCGTTCGCCTTTCTCATTGATACCGTACTTCGTGTGGTTATCAGGCCATGACATAAGGCGTTCACATTCCAACGGGGTAAGTCTTCGGATACGGTTGTCAATCTCGTAGCTGTCCCAGTTCTGTTTTGATCCGTGTGGCGATTTAGCGCCACCAACGCGGATCGTTCTCGCTATCTTTATGCCTCCCGTATTTGACGTGTCCACGGTGAAAGCATAGTCGCCTTCGATGTTCTTTTGATTGCGATCAAGAAAGCGTAATGGCTGGCGTTGGACTTGCACCATGGTTCTTGCTCCGTGATTGTCATGTCCCTTGGCGTAGTTCGCGTCAATGGTGGTCGCTGTGTCTTCACGCTCACGAAAGGTTTCATGATCTATTACTCCAGTTGTTATGAACGGCTGTCTGTCTCCGCCCTGCATCGTGTTGAGGGTTGGACTTATACCAGACGGGTTATAGACACGATCGTTTGAATGCACGGGATTGTTTACTTGCTCAATATTCGTTTTGTTTTCTCTTCGTTCAAAAAGTATTTCTCTTGGACTTCCGTTTCGAGAACCGATGATAAAGATGCGCTCTCGATTTTGAGGGACACCGAAGTCTTTGGCGTTGAGAACTTGCCACCAGAGAGCATAGCCAGCTTCGGCCATTTCATTGAGGACGACAGCGAAGTCTCTTCCTCCGTTAGAGCTAAGTAATCCTTTAACATTTTCAAAGATGAAATAGGCAGGCTTTTTTTCTTTGAGAGCGCGGACGTACTGGAAGAAGAGTCCGCTTCTTGCGCCTTCGATCCCGCTTCGCTTACCGGCGACGCTGACATCTTGGCAAGGACTTCCACCGACGAGCAGATCAAAGTCGGGTACTGTATCCCAGTAGATTTTGGTGATGTCTCCATAGTTTGGTGTATTGGGGTAGTGGTGCTTCAAGACGGCTGAGGCATGCTTGTCGATCTCTGAGAGTCCTATGATTTCAAAGTGTTCTGGGAGTGCGATTTCAAACCCACCAGCTCCGCTAAAGAGTGAGAAGACTTTCATAGGCGTTCGAGTAGGTAAGCGATCTCAATATTTTTGTGAGGAAGTTCATAGTGTATCAAGTGATACAAGTAAACACCCTCACCGAGAGATCGGCAAGGGTGTCATGTGTGGATAACCGGAGCCTCACAGCTCCAGTGGCAGTTGGTTTGGAGACGCCTTGGATTCCTCCACAGTGCGCTCGATGTCGATGTCAGTAATGGGAATGAATCCCACCCTCTCTCCAAGAAACACGGAGATACTGACACTGATCTCACCCTTCTGATGTAGGTAGACCAGTTGGTCTAGCTCACCCGGTGTGAGATGTGTTGAAAGAACGACAGTGCTATTAGCCTTGATGAAGATACGCATCAGGCAGCTCCCTTCAGCTTCACCCGCTCTCTATGCCAATCCTGCAACCGTCCACGAAGGACAGGAGGAAGGGCAAGCCATAGATCAAAGGATTGCCGGCAATAGATGCCACAGATCCCGTGCGTTACTTGCTGGCCTTTCGTGGGAGTCGTCTTGTACTCCCGCCTACAAGCAACACAGGTGTAGCGAAGGGTCATGTGAACCTCCCTGCCATCACGAGGATGGCGGTAATGACGAAACCATATTTCTGCGAACAGAGGATGACTCCTCTGAAGGCGTCAAGGATGAGCTTGAGTGACTGCATGTGGCCTCCTCATCCATTGTATCACCCATGAAGGTTTGAAAGCACACAGGAGATTCGCAGATGCCGTGAGAGACACCGTCCTCCGGTACATCGTGGTAACCGTAGATCGTCTGACAAATACAGCACTGTCTGGCAATTGGCATTGAATCTCCTAGAAATTAGTGCGGAACTAGGACAGCAGGGATTGGTGGGGTATTATCCCGCTTTTATCGTAGCCCGCTTTGAAGTGACGTTGGTTTATACGCTTACGATGCAGATTGTCTTCTGCATGGATTGTACACTCCCGTATTCCACCTTCACCTCAAAGCGAACCACGATCACGACTCACCAACTAACCACTTCATGCGCGTATTTACACCGCTGGCGGCAACTAACTGCGCATTGGGATAACGGAGACAAGGTTAGCCTTGCTCGCTTACATTCCCCTAAGCCCGCGCTTACCTTTGGTCGGTGAAGTGGTTATGTGGTGAGTAACGATCTTCTCTTTAGTCCCACCCGAAGGTGAGTGTTTTTGAAAAGCCACACTGACAAACAAGAATCTCACGAGACCACTCGAACTCAGGATAGTGCTTGATCCCTTTGCTCTTGAAGCGATGGAGCCCTTTATGGACAGAACAATTCTTCGCAATGGTTCTCTCGTATTGGCTTCGTCTGTGTTTCTTCGACATAGAGTTGTTCTCGCTTACCGCAGACAAGGCGATTCCGCTACAAAACCCGAGGAAGTTTTGTAACCATGCTTGAACGTTACCTGGATCAAAGGAGCCGGAAGAACCCATGATCCAACCTGTGTCTGCGTTAAGCGAGAAGTGACCCGCTTTGGGTCACTGTCTCTCGTCACACCACGCTAACAGCGTGACGTGGCTCAATGATACTTATTTCTTCTTTTTAGCGCGAGGCTGTTCCAGCGCTTCTGCAAGTTCACGAGTCTCTTTTGCGTTCAGCAGCTCAATCGTTATGCGGTACGCATTGGTTGCCGTGAAGGCCAAGCGTTCTACAGGCTTCCCTGGTCGGATCTCATCGAGATCTGACGGGACAAACCCGAGTGCACCAAATATCTTTTCGGTCATAGAGCCCAGTCATCTTCCTCGCGAGAGTGAGACTTCTTTGGTTTATCCGAAAGATACTGATTCGATCGGTTAGTAAACCGTGGTGGTGGTGTGCCTATCATAACCCACTCTGTTCCAATTCGTACCACGCTCAGATCCGTGTAGCCGGAAGAACGAAAGCGATCTCGCGTTGCTTCTGCGGACTCCAGAGAATTGAAAGTGATAGAGATGGCTCGCTGTAGCCGTGGCATACGGAGTTCAGGCATGGGTGATAAAAGGCGTTAGCGTGTCCAGGAGAGCAGGACGAGAGCCACCGTAAGGAAGCACACGAAGACTGCTCTCCAGAGACAACCCATATTAGCGGAGACCTGCTGGAGGAACCTGTTCGGCGTCCTCAGCGGATTTCATGAGCTCTTCAAAGAGGTCAGGCATCTCGCTGATAGCAAGAAGTTCTTCTTTGGTAAGTGCCGTGTTGTTGCGAGCAGCAAGAACGGTGTATTCCGTTTCCATTTTCTCACCCGTCTTTGTGAGAGTGATGTCGTATGGAGGGATTTCGTCGAAGCCGTAATCATCGCTAGAAGCCAAGTTTACGATCTCCTTCATAATGGATGGACCAAACTCAGCGATCTGGATTGCGCCTGCTGCATCACGGTTGATGATGTACATGGCGTACTTCTTTGAGAAACGTTCATCCGGTGAGAGCTGAGTCTTCGCAACAAGAGCTGCTTTTTCCGTAAGGAACTTGCGGAAGCTGTTCGTGTTGTTCGAGTAAATACCGTAGACAGGGATCGGTTCCGTAACGATACGGATACGGTTTGCTCCGGTCTTTGGTTTGAAGAAAGAACCCTCCGAGGAGTCGAACGAGTCTTTCAATGATTTGAAGGAAGCCATAGAATGGTAGTAGACGATATACGCCTAGCGATTAGCCCCTAAACGTGGGGTTGAAGAAATGGTAGCACGGATCTCTTATGTGTCAATGTGGATAACTTGTAATACTATGCAACAAACGAACATGTTCAATGAAAAGCCCCTTGAAGCACAGGTTCAGAAAGCCTGCCTTGAGTTCTTGAGTTGGAAAGGGATCTTCCACTGGCGCAATAATTCGGGTGGCGTAGCGGCAAGCTATACGGATAAACAAGGCAATTCCAAGTCCCGTTGGCTCTCTTACGGCAAGGTCGGTTCAAGTGACCTACTTGCGATCTATCCTGGAGGCCGTATGTGGCTGATCGAATGTAAACGCCCTGGGGGTAGGTTGTCTGATAGCCAAATCAGTTTTCTTGCCCGTGCTCGCCAACGTGGGGCGATTGTGACCATTGCTGAGAGCGTGGATGACCTGACTCGTGCTCTCGCTTCACCTGACGCAGCCAATCATCCACGTTATGAAGCGGCGCTTGCAACTTGGAGCGAAGGTTCTGGAGCCAAGTTTCAAGCATGACCTTGTAGTGCACAGGGTCTTTTGTTTTTAGCCAAACAATTTCTTCAGCCAAGAGATCCTTTCCCATCATGGCGATGGATTCGAGAAAGCTCATGATGTCAGCCTCTTGCTTCTCGGTGAGGTGGTCAACAGCTCTTGGTGGGTAGTCTAGTCCGTTCACTTTCGCATCACGAGCAAGCAAATCGTGACGGTAATGCTGGTCAATAAGTTTCTGAAGCTCTCTCACGGAGAACTCTTTTAGGTGCCGAGACTTCCCTCGTTCATCAACGAACCAGGGTGAAGTCGATTTGAGGAACCTTGCATAGCGTTTTGCCATAGGGCGTTTGGTGGTTATTTGAATAGGGGATCATTTTCTTTTAGCCATTTCTCACCGTTGGCAGTGAGGACGAGCGTCTCTGACCCGAAGGCTTTTTTGATGAGACCGTCTTCTACCGCCTTGTCGAAAGCCCCGCGGTACTTGTCGTTGTTTTTCAGCTCAGGGCTGTCTTTGAATAGTTGGGTACGAGTCTTTTGATCGCCAGCCTTCTGTGCTCCCAGTAATGCTGCAAGGATGTCGCGACGGGCATGGTCTGTTTTTTCTTTCTTACCGCCTTCTTTGCCAGCATAGATGAACTCGAAGTCACCCATGTCGGTGTTGCCTACCATCTGAACCTTGAAGTTCGAGACGTGGCGTGAGTCAGCGATACGAAGTTTCTCATAGGAGACCTTCAGCACGTCACGTTGTTCTGAGCTCACAACATCGAGAGTGATATGCACATCGACCTTGCCAAGGATGTCACCGGCACCACGGAGGTTAATGACATCATCTTCCCCCTTAGCAGGGTGGTGAAGGAAATAGATGCCAATAACCAATTCCGTAACAAGCGCGCGCATAACGTCCATGATCTTGGAGACCTCAGCATTATCGTTTTCACTCTCAACACCAAGGACGGAAGAGAACGGATCAAGCACAACGACTTTGATCTTCTTCTCGATAAGGATGTTCTTCAGCGCCTGAACATCCGCCGGACTCGACAGCTTGAACCCTTTGAAGAACATGAAGTTAATCATCTCTCCTGGCGGGGTTCCTTTGAATCCTTTCACACGGTTCTGGATGATGAGCTCAGAGGTCTCTTCCTGTACCATCAACGATTTGATGGGTTCATAGTTCTCAGGCTGGGTAAGGAACCCAAGGTTATCGCCCTCAAGGGTACGAAAGACAGGGATGCCTTTACCGATCTGCCAAAGAATCCAAGTGATGAGGTTCGTTTTACCCACACCAGGCTTACTAGAGATTGCCACAAGCCCTGGGATCGGGAGGGTATTCGGTAGAGCCCAGGTCATTGGAGGAATCTCCATCGCCAAAAGCTCATTGAGGGTTATAGGGGCAAGGAAACCTTGTCTGGCTTTGAACTGCTCTTGGTGGATAGATACCTCCTCGTTGTCGAGTCCAGCGATATTGCCAGGCTCCTGATAGATTCCGCTCATAGTTTCACCTTGTTGATAAACGAACGTTTCGAGATGTTCACAAACACCGCCCATAACTCAGCTTCAGGAAGCGGAGGTTTATTCTCATTGTTCCAACCCTTCAGCATCTTCCAAGCGGTTTCCTTGTCGAGAAACTGAAGGAGCTTACCCGTAAGTTGAGCTGCGGTGTTGTTTCGAGATCCTTCACCCACACCCCTGGCTACCTGATCCCAATCGGTACCGACTCTCTGGATGGCCTCAGATCGTTCTAGGAAGGCTTCAGGTAGGTCGAGTGGCTCATTGGACTCATCGACCAGTCTTGCCCACTCGTAGCGGTTCCCAGACTCGTGTAGCGATGGGGGGAGGATGATATACCCACCCTCACCACGGATGTCGATCTGAGGGTGAAAGCTTTTAGCGGAGTTCCTGACCCCTTCGACGTACTTGCACAAGAGGTGACGCCCACCTGATCCCGTTATTGTCATGAGGTGTAAGCCGTATTCGTAAGCCAAGAGCTCTGGATCTACGAGCTCATGGTTTGGATGACGCGCTCGATCTGTCTTGGTGTCGATGTCGATTGCTACGACTCCCGAGAGCTTGCCACAAGCGAGTCCGATCTGAGCGTTTGGATAGGTCTTCCACCAATCAATGACTTCCTCTTTGGTCGGTTTACGCTCCCAGACCCATTTGTTTTTCCCACCGGTACTAGCAAACGCCTCGAAGAGCGGTTGCTTGTTTCGACAGGGGAAGATTGACCAACCGCGTTTGAAGTAGTGCCACGCGGCTAACTGTTCAGGCGTTGAGGACATATAGGGGTAAATAAAAATCCTTGAAGGAGGAGATGAAGTTCTACCAGAGGGGGCTTTACTTCCCTTGGACGCAGGTTTTGAGGCCGTTGTCCGAAAACTTCATCCCTTTCTTCAGGGATCTTTGGTGTAAAGCGCTAACTGGATTTAGTCGTAACCCGACCAGAGGTGGTCGTAGTGACAAGCATAAAGGTCGTGTTCTGACACCGTCAAGTGTGGACAACTCACTGTACTTATCCACAAGTTATCCACAGGGAAATTATTATTACCGCATTCATAGTATATATATACTAATATGAGCTATTGACAAGCGCTTGCGCGGAGGTTAAAATCGGAAGGATTTTTTGAGGTGGCGCGCTTAGCGCCGGTGTCCTTAAAAAAAGCGCCAGCGGTCGTTACGATTTTACCCCCCCCCAGCAAAGCACAGCGCTTGGCAGAATAAGAGTCAACCAGCGGACAGTTTTTGCACGGGGTACGGAGGGGAACAGACCCCGTGCAGAAAACTGTCCGCACCCAGATGGTTGAATAGGATCATGCCAGAAAGCGCAGGGGCTCTGAATTGACAAACAGCCATATTGATGAAACGGTTTAACCACTATGAATAGAAACGTCTTTAGAGGAAAAGTTTTTGAATATTGTTTAGACTCTTTCAATATAAAAAACCGTTCTGAGATTGAAAAAGGAAAAACCAAAGATCTTTCTTTTGACATCAATGGGGTTGAAGGAGATATTGAGTGGTCAATGGCAATGGTTGAAAAGATGACAGAAAAATATAAGGACTTTCTTCATGAACCAGTTAGTCCAAAAATAAAAAAATAAGAAATATTTTGCTCCCATCGTTTGATGGGAGTTTTTGTTTACGGTATGATGATGATATGCCAAAACGCCATGAGGACTTGGCAGAGATCGCTGCTAAAGCTCGCGAGCTTGGACTGAGTGTGAAGACAGGACATTCGGATATTCCACAAATCGTTGCCCATACGGGAACAGACCTTGCTGTAGAGCAAGAAAAGCAACGCCAAGGATATGTGAAATGCGTCTTGAGCCACTGGCACGTCAGTCCATCGAGTGCCAAGCTTTGCGGAGACGACCCAAGAGCACATACCGGTTGGGGGAGAGAGACGGTCTGGACGGAAGAAGTCCCAGATCTTTTTGAGGCTTACATCAATTCAAAAGAAGAAAGCTACCGCGATATTGTTGAACAGTCTTTCGATAAAGATGGCAATGTAAAAACCAAAGTCCACCGTGTGGTGACACCGTTCCCAATGGTGGAAGAGTTCACAGTGAAGAACAAAATCGACCGTGATACCTTCAATGAATGGTGTAAGGATTATAATGTAGTAAAATATTCTCGGATGTTCGCGCTAAAAAAGCGCTTAGTTGAGCTACAAAAACGGTACTTGGCGGTCAACGGACTGCTCGGATTGCACAATCCACTGATGTCTGGCTTCGTTGCCAAGCACATTGTTGGGATGCGTGAGGATGAAAATGGAGAGGCCAGCACGGTGCTTAACATCAACGAGATGGTGAAACAGGTGGAGACAAGTTCTGAAGCTGTTGAAGAAACGACTTGGAGTGAGGATGAATAGCGTATGAACGTCACTGGGATCACGCCTGAGACGGTGAAGAAGCTCAACTCCAAGAAGTGGCGACTCACTCACCTGTACAAGATCATCGGTAAGAACCCCACAACAGGGGGCATGTTGAAGCAGACCTTCAGCCCAAACCGTGTTCAGAGACGATTCCTGAACGCCAAGCATTCTCGTAATATTATTTGCAAAGCGCGCCAAATGGGGTTCACAGCCTTGGCTTGCGTGGATATGCTCGATGATTGCTTGTTCAATAACGACTTCAATGCGGTCATCATCGCTCACGATGAGAAGTCGATGCGTAAGATCTTCAAGAAGATCCTGTACGCTTGGGA